GGCTGATAGTAGCACTTGCTGAAATTCTTGAAACAACCCCAAAAGAGCTAATATCGCTGGATGATTGACCGTCAGAAGTGACGGTCAAAATTTTTTTTAGATTTTTTGAAATTTCCTATTGACATACGAATGTAATCGTAGTATTATAATGCCAGAACATACGACTACAATCGTATACCAAACAGGCCACAGGCCGGGAGGGAAAGAAAATGAAACTTACAAAAGCAACTGTTAGACGGTTAAACTCCAGCATTAACGACACAATGTGGGTTATCGCAAATATCCTCTGCCGGAGCGCTGTTATCTGCGGTGAACCCGGTAGCTATGAGTTCAACGATGGAACAGACGAGCTGGTATCCCCTGTGGTTTACAGCGATGGAGTACGAGAGTTTGTTTCTGGAAGAACCTCTGGTGTCTATGAAAGGAGAATCGTTGCAGGTCTGGCGACAAGATACCCAAAGTTTATTTCTGGGTCCTTAACCAACGGACTGAACGAAGTATCCATCTATGATGTGAACACACTTGTTAGAGCAATTTCGACGATGGCTGACTGACTACCAACCGAACCGCCCGCCCCGGAGGTCACGAGGGCAGAAAGGAAACGGAAATGAAACGCTACTTCATGGAGTACGATAGCGACCGAAAGATGGGCGGTAGTTATTCCCACATTTGGGGATTTGCAAGTACCATCAAGACCGCAAAAGGTTATATTGGCCGTTGCAAAAAGCAGAATGCGGAATACAATCCAAGGAACTTTCGGATCTACGATACGTTGGGGGACGCCCCAGAAGGCCAGCACGTCCCATGTGTATACAGTGAACCGTGATACCGCCGCCCCCTAACCGGGGCGGTTTTCTATTGTCAGAAAAACTGCCTGAACTGCTGGGCCACAGCATTGGGATCAACCCCGGACTGCTGCAAGGCGTTCTGGGCCGCTTGGTCCATCTGCTGGGGGCTTTTCCCGCCCAAGAAAGGAAACGCCTGTCCAAACTGCGGGTACTTCTGGGAGAGCTGCTGAAATGCAGACGCGGCATCCATCCCCTGCTGCCTCATGCGAAGGATTTCCTGCAACATGGGGCTCATGCTTGGCATCATGCCCTGCATCATCCCGGGGGGCATATTCCCCATCCCTCTCATTGCTCCACCGCCTTTCCGCCGGTCCGTTTCTGACCAGCTTTTTTGATTTCCTCCAGTTCCCCGCGGAGGACGGCAAACTCATTGCGCAGGCCCTCAATATCCTCTCTGGCGTCGTAGGCCGGGGAAGCCGGAGCGGCTTGAGGCTGAGCCTGTGCTTGGGGCGGGGGCTGGACAGAGAAGTCAAAAAATTCCGCCCCGCCGCTGTTGGGGTTAAATCGCTTGAAGTAGATCATCCCATGGCTGAAGTCGGGCATAATGGTCCCGGGACCAAGGAAGTCTACCGCAGACGCCACCGCCTCCTCTCGGGATGTTACCGGCCGGCAAATATAGCCTGCAGTTTGTCCGCCGATCTGCGGCTGGTTCTGCGGCTGCCCCCCGGTTTGGGCGGGGCCGCCGGGATAGGGCTGATAAATCCCCGGATATGTAGTGGGATCTGGGTTGCCGTACATAAAAACACGTCCTTCCTTACAAAAAGGAGGGGGGGAGAGTGCCATCCGCTCACAAGCGGCCCGGCGACGTGTACCGGGTCGGTCTCTCCCTCCTCCCTGTGGACTATTATAACAGAAAAGAATAGAGGGGAACTATCAAAATCCCCTCTATTCTCCATCAAAAAACTATCAGATAATCTTGTATATTTTCCTTTTGATATCACGAATACGCCGGTCTACTGTTGCAACTGACATCTTTAAGGTCTCCGCGATAGCAATGCGGGATTGATCTTTCACCCGAAGGTTAAATACCGCCCGCTCTTCCTCTGTGAAATTACAGTCCCGGCGAAACCGATCACACTCCGGTTCAGTAAATTCCCGTCTCAAATTCATCTTTTCTTCTTAACGCGGGTCCCCTTGGATGTCCCCCTCTTTTTGCGGCGTGCTGTAACTTTCGCCATTATAAATCCCTCCAGTGTTATCCCCTTGGACGTAGTTGGCGTTTCCACCGTCGGCGCTGTCAACAACAACCGTGTCGAACTGGCTCCACTGGTAGATATGATAAACATTGGTTCCTACCAAGGCAACAATCAGCAAAACGATCACACCAACTAACCAAAAAATCACCTTTTCTTTGAATTGGTTGGCTTTTTTTAAATCCTCATACATTTCTGTTGCCAATGGCTGTGCGCTGTTCTCGTTGTTTGTCACGTTATCACGTCCTTTCAGGGTTATTTTACCGGACTTTCATAAAATTTGCAAGCCCCTAAAACCCGCTCACTGCCGTCTCCCTCCCACTAGTGGAGTTCCACCGGCTGCGCTTAGCCCGGACATCCACATGGACACCCCAGACGTAGAGCCCAATACCGCCCTTGCCGCCCAGCAGCGTCTCCGCGTACCGGGCTACCTCCTTGGGCGCCACTCCCTGTACCACGATATCCGCGGCCAGCCCGTACTTGTGCTGGCTGGTGGCGGATCCGCCCACCGCGCGATTGTGCGCCTCGGTGCGGTAGGCGCTGTTGACAGTCACAGGCCTGCCGAACCGGGTGCGGATTTTCTGGAGCACCTGCGCCAGCTCCGTGGAAATGAAGATGGTGTCGCTGCCGTCCTGACAGGCGAACTCCCGGACCTTGAAGTTAGCGGTGAGCTGCACAGCCCCATCCTTCGCCTTGCTGTAGGCATGTACTACGGCCCCGTTCATTACCGCACCTCCTCAATGGCGATCAAACCATTGTTCATGTCATAGACCGCGCTCTCGATCAGCGCGTCCAGCTTCTCCGTGTCGACAGTGACGCCATGAGATTTCAGCCACTCCAGTACAAACGCTTTCTTCTCCTCACCCCGGCCTGTGCCCTTGTAGACCTGCTCCGCCGCTGTAACGGCAATGCGCACCCAAGCGTTGATTTCCGCCTGCTGCTGCGCGGTGGTGCGGTTTTTGATGTACGGAATGACCACAGCGGTGATAATCGCCGCCAGAAGGGCGAATACCGCCTCGATGATGGGAGTGATGTCAGTCATAGGTATCCTCACTTTCTCCGGTCTTGCCCCCGGTAATCACCTTGCTGACTGTAATTCCCGCGCAGAGGAAAGCCTCCACGCCGCCGGCGCCCAAGGTATACTGGATCAGCGTATCGGGCACCGAACCCTTGATACAGAAGATCACTGTCATGGCCACGATAAAGGCCAGCAGGAAGCCGCCCAGTGCCAGCAGTATTAGATTTGATGTTTTACGCTTCCCGCTTGGGTGTCCAACTTGGACACATTTCGCCTGCTGTCCCAACAGCATGCCGACAAAAAGGGACAGCCACGGCAAAGTACACGCCAGCACTACCGGTAAAATCGTACTCATAGCTCATCCTCATGGGCCGCTTGGTTCAGATGCTTCTCCAGCTTGCTCAGGGCTTCCGTCACCGGGCCGTTGCAGCCCTGCTCCTTCAGGCCCTTGAGGCAGGCCATGACGCCGTAGCAGATCAGCGTCTGCTCTTTGCGGATGACGGTCAGCTCCCGGTCCTGCTTCTTATCCCGCTGTACGAAGCGGAAGCACCAGAGCGCCACGCCGCCGATCACGCCAAGCGCGGTCAGGAGCGCCGCCAGTCTGATGAGGGTATCCGCTGTGATGGTCACCGCCATAACTTAGTCCTCCTTCTGAGTTTCCCCAGTAATCTTCTGGTACTCGTTCTCTGTCAGCCGCCCAGCGGCTACAAGGGCCTCCAAGCGGGCCTTGTCCCACAGGCGGGGGTAATAGTTTTGTGCCAGCTCATACACGCTCATAACGTCACCCCCTGCATCGCAGCGAGGAAGTCCACGTCGGCCCGAATCTGCTCTTGGGTGGTGGGCGGAGGCTCGGGGATGGCGGCGCGGTCCGCGGCGATCTCCGCCTCGCTGCGCCTGATAGCAACTCCGTCACCCCATTTGTACAGCGGGATACCATCCATCGTGCACAGAGGAGAGTTTTCCTCCCTCTCACAAATTGCCGGAAATTCTGCATCGCTCCCCACAAACCCCGCGCTGTAAATCATCCGGAACTGGTAGCCGCCCCGCTCGTTGATACAGATGGCGCCGGCGGTGTCTCGGACTGGATGTGGGCCGTCGCTCCAGCCGTCCACGATGCGGCCTTGGTCATCCACGGTGATGTAATGCCGATTATAGTGCTCGTACATACCTTCCCCTCCTTACAGGTTAGCGTCCAGAATGATCCTACCGATGTTAGAACTATCGGGAACTAAATCATACAAGTCTCCAACTGTGACGGCACCGTATGCTCGTAATACGACGGTTTGGGTATCAACACCAACCAGATTGACTTTTTCAACGGGGATAGTACTGCTGGCCGGTGTATTCATATTATGGTTTAGTCGAAAAGCCCCCTCTGTCATGATGGTTGGATTTTTTGCCATCTGTACCGGGAGTTGATAGATCACACGTACTTGATCGGTAGTCGTTGCAATCCCAAGCCCGAACCGGTGCGACACATATCTGTCTGCATTGAGTACCTGATGATACCGCATGCACTTCGCTATCGCCAGCACCTTGTTGGGCGGTGGATCGTTGAGCACCCATCTACCGTCCTCCTTATGGGCTAAGGTCTGGATGGGGCCCAGCTCCAGCTTTATAGCGGATACCTCCAGATAGTCGTCCGCGTTCGGCGACGACTTCCAGAAATACAGGCCAGAAACGGGAGAAGCCGCTGTAAAGGTCATGGTATTCAGTCCAATTTGCAATAGTGGGCTATCAGGGAATGCGCCGCCGATTTTCCAGACGCCGCTGACATCTGTAACAAGGACAGATATCGTATATTTCAGACTTGCAGGGAGTGCGGCTTCTATTTTTTGGGTCAACACTATTCGATTCATCTCTGTACTACAATTCATTTTTAGACCATTGGGGGTCAATAAGACTGTACTCTCGCTGCTACCAAAATTTTTAAGCCACCGGTCTATGGTATATCCTGCTTCTGTATACTCCGTCTGACCTCGCTGGTTGATGGGATCCAAAAAGTACCAGTTATCCAGCAGATTGGGGTTGCTGATATGCACCACATTTACCAGCTGCGCCCAGATTTGGCTAAGAGCGGTCCACTCAACATCTCCATCTGCATCAGACACCTTCCTCAGCAGATCCCAAGCTGTACCGCCAGTGGGAATGCCGCCGCTGGCCAGCAGACGGTCGATTTCCTCGCCGCTGGCAAACCGACTTGTATAATAGCTGCCCGGAAGTCCCTGTGCGATACCGACCGCCAGCATTGCGTTAAACTCTTCCTGTGTCATAAATACACCCCCCTATCCAACGAAAAATCGGCCCAAACCGTCCAGATAAAATTTCCCATCCTGCGTGATAAACGCGCCAAAACGACGCGGCTTTGGCGCTGAGTAATACAGGAGCACAACTCCATCGGCACCATTGCCGGCCTTGCCGCCATAGCCGGGTCGGCCGCGACGCACAATACACTGTGACTTGGGTCTTTGGGCCATCTCAGTGACAACGGCCAATCCGTACCCGCCTTCGCCGCCTCCGCCGTGGCCGCCGTCACCGCCGCAGCCGCGCGTTGCGGCATCCTTTGCTTTGATGGGATCCGCCCCATTTCCGCTTCTGCCGCCGAACGCATACGCTTCGGAGTAGGTGCGTCCGCTTACGTCACCCATTTCCCCTTCGCCGCCGTTAGCGCCTACGGCAGGCCCGCCGCCGCTGCCTTTACCTGCCTGAGCGGCGTAGTGGCTTATGTCCGCAGCCCCAACATCCAACAAGACAAGGTCATCAAAGGTAGCCGGCGCTCCGGGCTCCCAGACAACGCCGTCATAATCCGTTAAAGCTGTGCCGGGTGCATACTCATGGGAGACACTGCGGCTTCTTCCAGCGCCTTTTCCGCCGGCGATACCGGCATGTTGGCCGGGCAGGGCATAGGTTATGCCCGTTATGATATCCGTATAGCCCGCATCGCTCGTCTGCCCTTGGGCAGAAGAGAGGGTACCGAAGGACGTTTCACCCCCTGTTTCACCGGGATTTGAGCCCTCGGTGGAGACATCACCGCCCACGCCGCCCACGCCAATATGTACCGGGATACTTTCCCCAGGAGTTACCGTAATGGTCGCCTGCACAATTTTACCGCCGCTGCCAGGCTCTCCGCCTTGGCCGCCCTCCGCGCCAAAGCCAATGTTCCAGCCGATATAGACGTCTTCTTTAAGCTCCTGCGGCTCCTCCGAGGCATTCCCGGGGTATCCGCTGCTTCCACCCCCGCCGGCGCCGATGCAGACTACCGTCACAGTTGTGACGCCCGGCGGGCAAATCCAAGTGCCATCTTCCGTCAGGGTTTCTCGATAATCAAAATACTCGGCATTTTCAATTTGCATGGGAACAAACCCCACCAAGGCTTTCATCTGTGCCTTGAGGGTACCTGAGACATTGATATCCAGACTCTGTATGCAGGCGCTGACGGCCTTTTTCTCGTAGGGGTGGTATACGCTGACAACATCTCCGGGGGCCTGCCGGTCCAGTACTATGTCAGCGGCAATAGTTTCGGAACACCGGTAGTAGTTGGCCAGCTGCTGTGCTACGGCCACAGAGTTGACCAGCGACACTAATGTTGCATCCGTGACGGTGCGCACGTTATTGGCATCATCCGACCGTGCTCCATCCACGCTGCGGGTCACCTGCCTGGTATTGTGGAGATACTTCCGACCGGTGAGCACCCCATTGCCGGCGCTGACTTTGGCGTAGTTGGCGTTGCTCTCCAAGATACTGAAGCCGGAAGCAGTGAGAGCGTACATGGGCTCCGAGAAGGTGATGATATCTCCCGCCTGTGTTGCCCCCTCGAACAGCTTCGCCTCCTCGCCCCCCTCCGCATACTGGTGCTCCGTGACAGATACGGACGAAACAGGGGACTTGTAAGAGACATTGGCACCTGTGTAAATTTTTTGCTTCCCGATAGACCCGCTGAGACCGTCCCACAGGTTTTCAATACGGAGAACCCCATCCAAGTCCGTACGCAGAGAGGCGCCTATAGCAAACAGCACTTGCAACAGGTTGTCACGCGCCGACCGCTTTGGCGGGTCCGCATAGGGCAGCCATCCATAGAGCTTTGTTTCCCGTATGTTGCCTTTTAGCTCAAAGGGAATCGTCCCGCATATCCCTGCGATTACCTCCTCTGCCGTCTGCCCGGTGTAGATTCCCCCGGCGTGGGGCTGTTCAATCAGCCGCCCGATGGCGGATGTGCCATAGAACTTGTATTTGTTCGGCCCAATACGGTCCACGGTCTGGACGTAGGAGATGCACACCAGCCGCTCCCGGTGATAGTAGTACATAGGGGTGTTGCGGGTGAATTTGGTCAAATCCTCCCCGCTTTTTACCACAACAATAATCGTGTTGGGCTCCAGCTTCATGGAGGGCAGGCTGGACGCAAGGTGAATTTGGCCGGACTTGATGTCCGTCGCTTCAAAGGTCCGCCCATCATAGACAATTTTGTTTTTCATGTACTCACTCCGCCAGTCTCTGGGGCTTTTTTGCTCGGATGGATACACTCAGATTCCCCCACCATGTCCCATCATCCATAGGTATCAGCTCGTCGCCGCCGCTCTCAATCATGGCCTCGAAGGTGAGGGAGGACATCCCATATGGCATTTCCACCACATGGCTGTTCACTGGTGCGGACAGAACCTCGAAGAGTGTGTCGTACTCATTGTCCGTTAGGTCGGAGGTGGTGATCACCAAATCGTAGTCGTAGTAGGTGCCCACAAGGTCTCGCTCGTAGTCCCCGGAGAGCATATTCCCCGCGTTCTGTCCGTCGGGGATGCGGAAGGATCTCTTTAAGCTCTCCACACCGACCCCGGAGAACCCTTTCCCGTCAATTTTGAAAAGATACTCCATCACTCCACCTCCTGCCCGACGCGGGTATCCTCTGCGTCTATAACAGGCTTTAGCACCTGACCGAGCTGCGCAAGATCACCGTCATATCGAATTGTAATCTGAGGGCGGACAATAATAGGCGTCTGCTGTGCATTACCTCCGCCGCTGCCACCACGGTTATCCGGTACAGGCGTGGAATATCCCGCCGTTGGTGTCATAGCCGCCGTTGCGATTTCTGCCCTGCTCTGGGCGGCAGGAATGGCGCTCTCCAGTGATGCTATTGCACGGGCACGGGTAAGTCCATAGGCGCTTGCTTCGCTGCTGTTTCCCTCTCCGCCATCGTCGGAGTAGTCAGCAGGTGCCGCTGGGGCGCGGCGGGGCGTTCCGCCGCCGTTCCGCGGAGACGGAGAAGAACCACCCCCGCCGCCTTTTTCGCCCACCCCGAGCAGGCCCTTAACGGAATCTATGATGCCGCTGAAAAAGCCGGATATCTGGTCCGTAAGCCAAGACCCCATGTTCAGTATGCTGTCTAAAAGATTTTGAACCATTTCCGGTCCGATGTCCGCAAGGCCGGCCAATCCATCTTTTATCCCGCCGATAATGGCCGCCGGTATCTCGACGATATAGCTAAGCAGCTCTGGGATCGCGGCAACCATGCCAGTGCCAAGCTGTATGATGAGGTTCAGCGCCGCCTCACCCAGCGCTGGCCCATTTTCGATAATCGCCTCTACGAGATTTTTAATGATCTGCGGAACCGCTTCGATCAGTTGCGGAACCGCCTTAATCAACCCCTCTGTAAGAGCGAGCATGATCTGGAAAGCCGCGTTGATCAGACCCGTTATATTGTCCGGCTCTGTTAGCGTTTCTATGATCTGGAGGATAACGTCTACAACCGTAGGAATCAGCGTTGGAAGTGCACTTGAAAGCCCATCGGCAAGCGTTGTAATGATCTGGACTGCAGCCTCCGCAAAAGCGGGAAGCTGCCCTAATATTACCTCCACCAGAGAGAGGAGGATAGGCACCGCAGCCTCCACCAACATGGGCAGAGAGGATGTTATTCCTTCGATCAGTCCCTCGATCAGCTGTGCGCCGGCAAGGAGAAGAGATGGCAGAACCGAGGAGATCATCTGCGGGAGCTGCTCCGCGATAATGGGTGCTAATTTGGCAATCAGTTCCCCAACGCCGCTCAGAATCTGCTCTATCCGAGGCAAGATATTTTCCGCAGCCGTTGCAACACTCTCGACAAAATTGTCAATCAGCGTGTCGAGGTCTGCGTTTTCATCCGCAATACCGGTCACGAGGTTTTGCCATGCGGCCCCCATTGAGGTAAGGCTTCCTTGGATCGTGCTGGCGGCTTCCTCCGCAGTTGTGCCGGTAATGCCTAAGTTATCCTGAATAACATGGATAGCCTGTACTACGTCGGAAAAAGAGGAGATGTCGAAGTGGATGCCGGAGATCTGCTCCGCATCCGCGAGCAGGCGCTCCATCTCTTCCTTTGTTCCGCCGTAACCGAGCTTGAGGTTGTCCAGCATGGTGTAGTTCTGCTTTGCGAACCCCTGATAGGCATTTTGGATGCTCTCCATGCTGGTGCCCATCTTGTTGGCGTTGTCCGCCATGTCAATGACGGCTTGATTTGCGATATCGGCTGCCGCCGCAGTGTCGCCGCCCAAACTTTGGAGCAGGCTGGCCGAAAAACCGGTAACCGTCTCCATATACTGGTTGGCAGACAGTCCGGCAGTTTTGTAGGCGTTGTTGGCGTACTCCTCAACAACGCCCGCGCTGGTCTTAAACAGCGTTTCAACGCCGCCGATCAGCTGCTCATAGTTCCCGTATGCGTCAAGGGAATTTTTGACCAGTACACCAACCGCGGCGGAGGCCGCCGTTGTTACCGCCGTCACCCCAGCCAGTGCCGTTTTAGCTACTCCGCCCAGCTTGGATAGGCCAGACTTAAATTGACTATCATCCGCCTCTACGCCGATTTTTACAGTACCGTCGTTTGCCAATGCTCCCGCCTCCTCGGGCTATGGCACTACGGCACTTTTAACTCGAAATTCTTCTTACATATCTTACACTTCAGCCAAATGTCACACGCCGCCGCTTTCGGTCCCAGCAGAATCCTGCTGTCCACCACGCCGCAGTGCGGACATCTGATTTTGAGCCTCTTGGAATCGTCTTTTGACATAGTCTCTCATGTCCTGCTCGGTCTTGTGTTTTGCCCGCTTACCAAGACTGTACCGGGCCTTCTGCTCCTGATAAAATTTCCGCTGCTCTTTTGGAACGTCCTTCAAATCCACTGTCCGATACCGCATGATCTTGCACAGCTCACAGTCCTCCGGCAGGGCCTTAAACAGGGCCTTGAACGTCCACCAGTGGAGCGAAACCGTGGTCAGGTCAATGTGGTAGGCACCCATAAAAGCGGCGTAGATATACTCGCTGTCCTGCTGGAAGTCAAAGGATACAGGGCGCGTTCTCTGCGAAGCTACGGCCTTTTCCTTGCTCTCCGCCGTGTAGAATTCCAGCATTGCGTCAAGGGCCTCCTTGGCGGGCGGGAGGCCCAGCCGGGCCATAAACCCGGCCAAACGCTCCGCCTTCTCCCGTTCCTTCCCATCTCCTGTCAAAATGGACTGGAATTCCATCCACACCCGGAAATCTGTGTCAATGGAGTATTCCTGCCCATTGAAACAGATTGTCTCTGGCGGTGCCTGATACAGGCTCATTTATTATTTTTCAGAAGGGGCACAACTGACAGTAACTTCTGAATCTCAGGATTTTTCAGCAGCTCCCGTGCAGCGGACATTTGAGCCTCCACTTTTGCTTTCTGCGCGGGGGCGTCATAGGCGGCGATGATATCCGATGAGGCTTTCAGCAGCTCATTTGTGTCGGCCTCCTCCAGAGAGGGGAAAGTGCCGGGGGCCATTGTCTCCACAAAGGCGTGGACGGCCTCCATAAAATCCCGTCTGGACATTTCCCCGGCATCGTATTTGCCGTCCAAACTCCCGATCTCCTCAATCTGTTCGTCCACCTTCAAAGTGCGGGGAGGCAGAATGTACTCCTTGCCGTTGATTTTCACCTTGTAAGTCATATCAATCCCTCCTTATACGCCCACCGCCGCAGCGGTATATGTATACTCTGTGGGCTTCACGCCCACGCTCCGCAGGTCAATAGAAATTGCGGAGTTATCCCCAGCGTTGCCGCCGCCGTCGCTGTTGACGATAATGGAAGCAGTGCCCTTCTCCCCCTTGCCTGTCAGAACAGAGAAATAAACGTAGGGCACAATGACCGTCTGCCCGGTGCCGTGGGCCACTTTCAGGGAGAAGCAGTAGTCCTGGAAGGGGTCGCCGATATACCGATCGCCGGAAATGGCAAAGGTGCGCTGCGTGCCGGTCTTGGTGGTGGACAGGCCGGTGCGGATGTACTGAGAATTCTTGGTTACCGGGTTCATCTGCGGGTCAAGGCCGGAAATGCCCAGCTGCACCACCGTGTAGTCGTTCTCCGTGGCACCTTCGTCCAAGTTGATCCCCACCGCCAAAACAAAATCGTCATTGGTGGCAAAGCCCTCAAAGGTGGGGGACGGGGTATAGTCCTTCATCAGTTCGGATAATTTCACGTTTTTACTCCTATTCGTAGTACCGCACCCGGCACTGGCACATCAGCTTAGCGACGCTGCCAGCGGCGTTTACCCCCGACGGGTTTGGCATGTTTTGCAGATTTTCAATGGAAAGGACTTTGCAGCCCTCAAATTGCGGGAAATTCCTCAGCCGGTTTTGCTCTGTGATCCACGCCATAAACGCTTGGGCGCTGTCCATCTGCTCCACATTGGCGTTGCTGGTACCGGGGTCTTGGGGAACCATGGAGACAAAGGCGAAGTCATACCGCTTGATACCGTGGCCCCGGATCTGCCGCCTCTCCCACTCCTCCCCATACACCGTCTGAACGCTGACATTCCCGCTCTTGTCGGTGATGGTGTTGAAATAGAGGAAGGACCGCAGGCCGGGGTACTGCTTCAGGTATTCCACCATCGCTTCGTGCTTGCTCATTGTGCTACTTCCTTCTCAAATAGGCTTCTATGTCCTTACACAAATCGCCCCTATGTGCGGCCATCGCCGCTACCTCCCAATGAGAGGTGGCTAATGGATGGTGGTCTGTACTGTGGTGCAGCGGGGTGCTTGTACCGTGCTTGGAGTGGTTCGGGAGAGCATAAGAGCTGCCCCTCTCATCCAAAAACAGCAGACCTTCCCACTGAAAATGTGCGTAGGGCGATTTGTAGTGGACATACTCTGGGGTGATGTCCACAGTCTGGTCCAGCATCCCGCTGTCCATGGGAACATAGTCGGAACAGTAAGCCTGGAGCCGGGTATGGACATAGGTCATGGTCGCGTCGTCAAAAATCCGGTCTAAAATCTGCCGTGGGGTCCGGTTCCATCTGATTTCAATTCTCATACGCCCTCCAATCGGTAGTGGGGGAGGGGGCCGTCTGTGTTGTCCTTGAACAGCCGCACCGCAAAAGCGTCTGGCCAGTGGCTCTCCACCACGGCTTGTACTGTCTCCGGGGTAATCTCCCCTGCCACCTCTCCCAGTATGATGTAATCACCTGTGGAAAAAGTAAAGCCCTCCATGTCCACCTTCCACTCCCGGTAAGGCCGGTATTCTTCGGACTGCGGTACACGCAGGAGGTAAGAGCCCCCCTCATTGACTTCTTGTCCGGACGCCCCTCTGGTCTGCTGTCCAGCCCAGAAACAGCCGGTCAGAACGGTTTTCTTCCAAGCATCTAAATGGTCGGCACTGTCCCGCCCCTCCCGCCGGTTCAGAACTGTAACCGTATGCGTCCACGTTGGTAGCTTGATTGTTGGAGAGATCACGAAATCACCACACTTACCAATTCCACAGGGAGGATTTCTACAATCTGGTCATAGACCGAGGCCATCGCCTCCTCCTCCGTCTTTATCTGCGGTGTGACGTAGGAGACCGACACGCCGTCATTGGAAAAGCTTCCCACAGCCCCACCTTGACTGCTTTTCTGCACGTTGTCCAGCGCGTTGACGATCAGCGTCATGCATAGCTGTATATCACCGTCCACATCCGTTATCCGGTTCATAGTCCAGTAGTCCAGTTTAGCCCGAGCCCGTCGCTCCAGCAGGGGGAAAGCGGACATCTCCGCTGTTCCCCCGCCGGCTTGATATTCCTCCCAGTTCAGGTACTGGCTCATACGCTGACCTTCCGGGACGAAGCACGGGCCGCAGCACCTCCGGTGTCTCCGAAAGACACATTTGCAATGCCATCAAGATACTCCGCCCACAGCTTCATACCCATAATGGCGTGTGTCTCGCCCATCACACGGCCATAGTTGCCCTCCATGTGGACGCCAATCAACGGGGTTTCGCCCACCACGGTGTAGTTCAGGCCCATCTGCTGGAAATCGCCGTCAGAGGGGTCTATGTAATACAGGTCAATGTTGTCGCTAGGAGTAGCCAGCACCTTGCCCTGGGGGATCTCAGAGGACAGAATCATAGAATCCGCCCCAAGAAAATCCTTCATGTACTGCACCCCTTGCCGGTTCTGTACGGTGATGGCGGCGGAGCCAAGGTAGCGGTACACGTCCAAGGTGTTGACAAAGGTGACAATCCCGGTGGAATCCTTCCGCAGCTTCTTGAACTTGTCCGTCACCAGACCAATGGCCATAGAGACCGCCATCTGGAAGTCGCTCTCAGTGGAGGCGAGAGTGCCGGTCTGGAGGAAGGTGTAGAAGCGGTCCAAAACGTTATTCTGAAGCTCACGCAGAAGGGCATCATCGGTCTTCTGAACCGCGATAGCGGCCCCATGCTTGGCAACGGCCTCCGCCGTCACCGCCTTGCGGAACTTTTCCAGCTCAAGGTCATCATAGGCCACAGGAACCACAGTGGCCTTGGACAGGGGCACCTCATCGCCCTCAGGCACGTTGCCATCCTGCAAATCAATGGTGGCCTTGTTGGATACCAGCTTTGTGCCAAGCTGCTTGCGGATAGGACGCATGATACCCATAATGTCCCGAAGGGCCTCCCATGTTTCGTTGAAGCGGGTAATGAAATCAATCTCTCTGGCTTGGAGCTTAATGTCAGCTTCCATAGTCGTATTGGTGATAACTGCCATGTTTATTCATCCTTTCTGAATTGATCGATATTGGCGGCAATGGCCTTCTGCCGCGCTGCGGCATCCAAAATATAGCGGCCCTTGTCGTCCTTTTTGAAAATGTCCTCTCTGGTCATAACGCCACCGGGGTGGTTGTCCACCTTGTGGATCTTCAAGGGCTCCTGCTGGGGATTCCTGAAGATACCGTCGGCGTCCTTGGTCATAGCCTCAAAGAGCTTGGCGGGGGACTTGCCCTTGTTGGCGGGGTCGGCAATGGCCTTTTTCAGCTCGGCCACAAAGTGGGCACGGGTGTAATCGTTGATAAACTCCTTGCCCTCCAAGGCCTGCTCTGCGGCGGCGGTTAGGATCTGGTCGGTCTCCGCCTCCTTCTCCGCCTTCTTGCGGTCTGATTCGGCCTGCTTGTAGGCGTCCAGCTCTTTCCGAACAGCCTCAGCATCGCCGCCGGCGGCCTCCAGCTTCTTGATGGTGGCGTCCTTCTCGGACATCTGCTTCTCCAGCTCGCCGATCTTCTTCTGCTGGTCCTCAAACTTTCCTTTGGCCACATACTCTCCACCGGAGAGGTCCGCCAGTTTCATGTCCTTGGTCTTGGCTTGGAACTCATCCAAGGTCAGGGCCTTGCCGTCAAAAACACTCGTGAAATCCATAGTCTGTCCTTTCTGCCCCGAGATGGTTTTGATTTCTAAAGCCGCTGCACCACAGCGCGGGGGCCGGCACAGTTAAACCTCCGTGCCAAGAGGAATGTTGTATAAAACCGCTTGAGCGGGTTTTACCAAAAGAAAAAGAGCCATCAACTACTCAAAAAAATTGAGTGGTTAATGGCTCTTGGCTCAAAGGCTCTTGGCTCGTAAATTATTTACTTTTTTCGGGAATACATTTACCTCAATGTCATGCTTACATGCCTTACATCGGTATGGCATATGCTCAATTCTGGTATCAGCCATCACCGGGAAAAGGGCTTTGTTGCAGTGTGGGCACTTAAACCATGATTGTATTTTATCATGGTCTTGTTCATATTTCAACACTGCTTCGATTATTTCCGGGTGTTCCGAAATAAGTTTTTCGCAAAAATCCATATCCGCTTTTTTATCAATTTTCATGCTTTTGTAACCGTCGGCCCCGTCATGGACCGTGTCCTTTCCGGCCTGGACGTCAGTCCCGCCTTTTCGCAGAAGGATTTGTACTCCCGTCCCAGCGCGGCGGACCGTTTCCGGGCCTGAGCCGCGCCGATCTTATCCCCAGCGGCCACGCAGGCGTCCCGTTCATCCTTGGCGTACCGGATCGCCGTCTCCAGCTGCCGCTGTTTTTGGCTGGCCTCGTAGCGGGTCATGGTACGGCCCCTGTACTCTACAGAGGCGTTGGACCGGTCGTTGATCTCCCGCAGCTCCTTTTCGCTGTGCACGGGTTTAGAAACGCCTAAAATAATCGGCGTGGCGAAGTGGTGGCAATTCAGCGTGCCAATGGGGCGCTGCAACCGCTGGTTGAGCTTATCATACTCCTGATTGCTGAACTGCCGGCCTTGGATGGGCTGGTGGTCCGGGGCGCAGAGGCCGTGGGCGGATATTTCCACACCGTCCGCGCCGAACTCCTTCCCGGTCTCCTCCATCATATCGGCGTTCAGCCGTCGGACGCCCTCTAAAATGTTCATCCGGGCCTGACTGTCCAGCCGCCGGGAATAGCTGCTGTCAAAGGTCACGCGCCGCAAGCCGCTCCGGGCCATGTCCCGAACCGTGGAGCGCATGGCGGTTTGATAGTCAACCGTACCCATCTGCACAAAGGTGATGGCCTTGTCTATGGCGGAGATGTAATACTCCCGCAGGGGGACAACCCGCTTGCCCCGCTTGAAGCCCACCATATAGGTGTGGCTGAGGTTGGATGTACCGTCCATCGCCACCCGCTTGGCTGATTCCACAAAGGTGGCCAGATTCGCCTTGCTCCGGTAGCTGCTCAGATTCTCCATGCCTCGGGCGGCGTAGTAGGTGTTGGCAAAGTCGATGTTCTCCGCCGCCACCTCCTCAAACAGCCGCTGGACCTCTTTCTGGTTCATGGCCATAATACGGGCTATTTCCTTCTCTATGGCGTCCAGGTCTGCCCCAGCGTACTCAATCACGCTCATTAGCCTGTGGCTGTCAGAGGTGCCGATATCGCCGATCTCCTTGATTCTCTCGCAGAGCCGCAGGACCACGTAGCGGTTCAGCGCTTCCAGGTTATCCACAATGTTGTCGGGCAGGCCCTCTATCCAAGATTCATTCAGCAGACGGCTCATTATTCCATATTTCCTCCGGAGACCATCCGTTTATACTGCGTAAAAATTCACATTTTCTAAGCGCAAGAAGAATCATGTTGCTTTCGTATTCATTTTCCGGAGTAAGAATCACATTAAGAATCACATTGTCTCGGTTACGTATTGTTGCTATCATACCGCCCCTGCCTTCTGCCACGCCTTGTAGATTTTCGGGCCTTGAATGGCTATCCAGTCCACCATTTCCTCATTCTGTGCCCACGGACTATTCTCCGCGAGGCCGCACTCAAACAGGAATGCGTGTACCAGCTCGTGCCGGACGTTTTTCTTTCTTTGTACATCCAACTGAGATTTTACGCCCGGCTTTCCATCATAGCCCTCATAATTCTCCACAACGATTTCTTTTGTGGTTTCGTCGCAAAAACCATCCCTGTCTTCCATTCGTGGGTCATTGTGAGTATGTGTAACGGTGTACTTAGTCCCCAAAACTTTGATTTTCACGTTGGTTACCTCCTTCATTCATACCCGCCTCCTCCAGCAGATCAGCGGCATTTTCTTCCGCAATCTCCCGAACTCTCTTTTTTGCTTCTTCAAGAGACACATTAAACAGCCAGGAGTTTATATCTTCCTTCCCTGCCGCACCAACGCTTTCCGCCATTACAAGCTGGTTGAAATGTTCGGCCATCTGCTCTATGTAACCGTCGGACCAATCAAACTGTACCTTCCATGGCCCAATGGGAGCGAGATTATTCCTGTTTACGATAGCGTCCACAGCGTCCAAAAGGTCGTTGGTGCCCTTCTCCAGCTGGCGGCGGAACTTGGTCATAAACGCAAAAGTATCATGTAACGCCGCTCTCATTGCTGTCGCTGTTTCCGGGTGCGTGGAAGGCTCTGTTAATATCCCGCGGTTCAATCCAGCAAACAATTCCAAAACCCTGAAATTGACCTCGATACCCTTCTCCAGATCAGCAGACCGGATATCAGGGGTGTGCTCCTGAATCAGGCCCTCTTTTCCGCCTACGCTCTTCATAAGCATAAACATATGCTTTTTATTTTCGTCAGGAAATATTGGATTCCCTTTGTCATCGCTGTTAATCAGAGTCTTGTTAACGAAAACCATCTTCTCCCCGCTGGCATACTCCCGGTTAAAGCGGTTGTAAGCTTCCACCGCCTGTTCCATGACGCTGTCCAGCCCGTGGGTGATCTTCACGCCGTTGGTCCCGTTCACATCCTGCCGGTTGACCGTCGGGCACTTGTACCGTCCAAACAGGGGCTTGCTCACATTGGGGATTTTCTCCTCCGGGCTGATACCGGCCCACGCCGGGACCTCAGTCAGGGCGATTTCCTTTCCGTTTTTATAGGCCGTGTTGAGGATCACCAGCGTGTCAACGATCTGCCCAGACTCAGTCTCATCCTGGCGCACCATCTGGGTTTCAAAACGCTCATAGAGGGTGTTGTATTCGTCCTTGAACTCCCCCACCTTCATGATGCAGGCCAGAATATCATTTCCGATGGATTCACAGACCACAAAATCGCTGTTCTTGATAATGTTCACACCAAGGCGCTTTCCGTCGGTGTAGGGCTTAACAATGCAGTCCCCGGTGCCCAAAGCCACCTCCGCCGCCACGTCCAACAGGTCCCCGGTGTAGTAGTCCAGAAACTCCTGCATGTACCTGGCCCGTGCGCTGTCCCCCTCAATGGTGATACTGCTGTCCTGCAAGGTCAGCGTGGACAGCTTGTTTGATATGACAGCCGTTAGGGATATGCCGGCGGTATCGCTGTAGTCGTCCGCTGTAACCGGCTTTGGCTGGATCGACAGCCCCAGCCTTTCAGCAAGTTTCAAGAATATTTTTCGGATAAAGTTCATGGTATCATCCCCAGTTCAGCCAGTCGAATTCACGGGCCAGTATCGTATGGCAGAAATAACGTGTGTCGTCCATGGCGTGGTCGTTTTCCTTGACAACCTCCTCAATGAGATTATCATTGCTGTCGGTATCCCAAGCGTAAAGTCCAAACTCGCTGATACAGTCGGTACAGGCTTTTCCTATTTTAATCCGGCCGGCCGCCAAGAGCGTGGAGACGGTCGAAATACCGTTCATGACATCGTTGACGGCATTTGCCACAGAATAGCGGCCATGCCGGTAAATTGTGGTCTTAAAGCTGGCGGCAGATGGGTCAACGACAATCAGCTCAATGGGCAAGTTTCCGGCCAGCTGTTCAATGCCCTTGTAATACTCCTCATCGGTCCTTTGACCGTGTTCCCGGCCATTGTAGTAATACTCCCTCCACCGGTACGCCACGCCCATATACACGGCCCACAGGCCAGCGGAAAACGGATTAAGAGTACCATAGTCGATGGAGATGTAATACTGTGTGCCCGGTCGTGTGGTCCCATTCTTGTCCAGCCACGGGGTCTTGTCGGTGGTATGCTCCTTCTCACTGAAATCGGGATAGACAAGCCCGGTAGGGTCAACCCACATCCCCCGGACATACCAATCGTAGAAAATCCCGGTAAACCGGCTCCGGTACTGCTCCAACGTCTTTTCGCTGAGGGATGGGTTGTCCGTCATTTCAAAGTGGAGCCGCAGAGCGTTGTGTTCTTCCTTTTTCAGGATCCATTCCTGGTAAAACCAGTGCTTTGGTCCTTTGGGGTTGCAGGAGAACCACAGCTTATTCCCCTCAACGCTGCACCGGGCTATAGCCTGATCCACAAATGACCGTGGCATGAGCGCAACCTCATCCAGCATAACTCCGGCCAATGTCCTGCCCTGTATCAAGGCAAA